TACTGGCATCTTCAAACGGTCAAAGAAAACTTCTTGTTTCTGTTTGGAGGAGTTTATGTTGAACACACAACCCGCAGCTTCGTAAATATCATCTATATAGGTCGTAAGTTTCTTTTGTACATCCTTACCCATTTCATTGAGAAAGTCTACGTCAATTAAAACTCCACGAATTTTCATATCTCTGAGTACTCGTACAAATGGAATTTCGATTTTGTCGTGAACTCTCCACGCATCTTCATCCATAAGTTTAGAGTACTTTTCATACAACCGATACTCCCAATAAGCGTCTTCCCCTGCGTAACCCGCCAGTAATTCAAGCAAATCGTCACCCTCAGAAGCCCAGTTTATTTTGTCCCACTTCTTTCCACAAATTTCGGAGAAAGTTTTCTTCGCGAAACCAAAATCCAGAAAAACCCTTTTCTCAAGTTGTTTCTCCAAATCGGGATTGACTAAGTGAACCATCACAAGAGTGTCTGCATTGATCTCGTAGTCTCTGATACCTTGCATGTAGCAAATCATATCATCAAACTTCGTATTATGTCCGACCATCCGTAACCTTTTAAAATGTTGGTTACACAAATCTCTTATGGGGGTCATAGGTATTCCTTTCTCAAAGAAAATATCTACAGGAACAAAAACTGGGTTTCTCTTTTTGGTGTACAGAGCAAGACCTAATGGGAGAGCGTTATATTCAAGACCCGTAGTCTCCCAGTCAAATATCAGTAAGGAGTCATCCTCTACACTCGAAAAGAATGCAGATACCTCACTAACACTCTCTAGGAGCTCTACGTGTCCAGAAAATACTGGTAATATAACCATTACGAAACAACCAGTCCTAAGTTATCAATCTCTTCCTCAGTAAGCGGTTGACAAAGGTCTTCAGCGGAAACGAATTTTTCTTTCCACTTCATAGGGAGCATTTTTTCGTCATCCTTATCAAAGGCCGGTTCGAAATTGTACGTGGCACTTTTTCCTTCGCCAGAGCGAGTAACCTCAAACATAAGTTCGGACAAGTCCTTTTTACGTTTGTCCATTTGCTGTTTCAACTGGTTAGCAATAGTAGCCCCAACTTTCCAGATTTTAATAACTGGTTTGTCGTGTTTGAACTTTTTCTTTTCACTGTCCCATGTTCCACGGTAATCAAGAACAATGAATGCTGCTTTCCAAGTTTGTTTTGAGCCCTCGGTACACAATACACAATGTTTCTTCGTAGCCAGTTGGCATGGAACGGTTGTCCATTTCCCACGTTTGTCTTTTACAGTGTGTGCATCATAGCAGTATGGTTCATCTTGCATGAACTGCACAATAGCAGACTCATCTGCTGCCAACCAAAAATCACGGACAGCATTTTCTGCTTCGTCCTTAGCCTCTGCAATCTCGGTTTGTCGTTTTACAACAGCACCCCAACCTTGTTCTTTAGAACTTTTTGCACCACTTCTTCTTGACGGTCTTACATCCTCGTCGTCTTCTTTTCTAGGCATAACCTTTTTTGTTTTAATGGCATTGTATTGCCGGTTTAATTTACTTTGATAACATGTTGAATATACAACAATTTTTTATAAGTTCCAAATCACTTAATGAGTATCTGCACCCTAGCGGTGTACTGTGTACTTCCGTATGGAGTGTGGGGAGAGTCCATCTCTTTAGTAGCCTCAACTCGTAGATTTCCCCTCTTAAATAGTTCATCAGCAATCGCATGGCACAGCCTCCTTTTTACCTCTTCGATAGGAATACCCTCAGCCCTATGACTGACCATAAAAGATACGTCAATATCTTCACATAAAGGTATATCGCGACTTCGGCTTACCATACGTCCACTCATAAGACCTCCTCCTTCCCACTCTCTTAGGGACTCCCTCAGACCTCCCATTACTGGAGGAATTTTCATCGCATCTCCCATCTTACGGAAGGAATCTGTCATAGCATCAAGAGCGTCTGTTGGGTAGTCTAACCGAAGAGCAGAAAAGTCTGGGCCACTGGCGGGGTCAATCCCCATCCAAAACTTCTTAGGAGGTTCTTCTTCAATTATTGGGTCAGAATCTTCATCGTACGCGGGGAATGTTAGTTTTGCAGCTCTGATAAGTTCATCCTTGTTGTAAGTTGGCCCATACGTCCACAGCTGTCTAATAGGAGTTTCGACTATTCTCCTCAATCGTGTAAGCTCACTATGGGGATAGGTATCTCCCTCTAAAATAAGGGCAGTTATAAGAGCTCTGTTTGGGTATTCTTTTGCAAAAGAGTCGAACACCTCTTTTATTTCAGCTTCGTATACTCCTTCAGAAGCGGGGTACTCCATAGTACAAACTTCTAAATGTTCCGCTGAATATCGTTGAACCATTTTCATAAGTGTTTCCGTTTTTCTAAATCTTTAAGTACTTGCTCTTTCATATCAAGGTAGTCATCGAATCCCATACTCATCTCCATAGAATACTCCATGTAACTTGTAGCAGAATTAAACGCACGCGACCATTCTTTTTTAGATGTGCAACTTCCCGGGTCTTTAGTTGTGTAGGGAATTATTTTTATTTTGCAAGGGGAATTTTTAATCTGGTGGTAGAGTATCTCAGTAGCACGTCTACCTGCATCGTCATTATCAAATGCCAGATACACATTTTCGAATTTACTTATCTCCTTAGCTTGCCAGTCACTTGCATCAGCACCGAGTACAGCTGTAGAGTTATACCCATGTTGGTAAAGTCTCATTACGTCAGAATATCCCTCCGTAACTATAACATAATCGTAAGAGGTGTCCAGATTGTATAAGTAGTGGAACTTGTCAAACCCTTTGTAGTTTACCACAATTCTGTCTTTACCATCAATCCGTTTTTGATACCCTTTCAGTTCGCCATCAAAAAAGAACGGTATAATTGTCCATTCAGTTTTTCCTCTCCCATCGGGTTTTTCAATTTGTGCAACTCCTAACCGAAAATGTTTGAGAGTCTCCTCAGAGAAACCTCTATCCAAGAAAGACTGCGGGGGTTTAATGTCCCACATAATGTCTAACTCGAACTCGTGTTTCTCTGGGGTATAGTCTCCCAGTCGTACCATCTCTACCGCCTCGAAATAGTTTACTCCAAATTGTGTAGTGATAAGTCTGATAATACTGCCATGCGCTCTGCATGAAAAACAATGGTACGCATTTATATCTGGGGTTAGGAAAAACGACATCTCTCCACTACCATCTGTATGGTTTTCCCGAAAGGGGCATTCCATACGTATCTGCCCATTGGACATTTGTTGTGGAGAATGTTTGTCTAAAACGTAAAGCAGCCCTTTTCCCTTTTTTACTGGCATAACTATTTTATCTCACAGTGTACATTATCATCGTCTATACTTTCGAAGTGACCATCTCCCTCGACAAATTCCATTAAGCATAAATTGGCAACATCAACAAGGTACTCCTTATTGCCGGTTTCTTGATACCGTTGTAACCTCTTCATGCAAGATGAAGTTCTGTCGTACTTTGGTTTTCCCTCTGAACCGATTAAACCGTAACGGAACGAACCCATTATCAGTCGGTGCCTCATAAGTTCTTCAAACGTGGGTGACCATTCTGTTTCTCGTAGCGAGTCATATTGTTTATTCCACGCAGCCTCTTTAATTTTCAGAAGCTCTTCCTGCCGATATTCATTGATTTTTGCACCAATGGTTTCTATATTGACTGGAATTTCTGGAATACCAACTTTCCACCGCCACAAATTTTCGAGGAATGGCTCACACGCTTGAAGTATTGGTTTCTCCTCGTTACTCGTCATCTCCCCAGTCCTCTTTCAAACCAGTATACAACTTACCGTCCAGTTTATCCTGCGACACATACCCTTTCAATTCAAAGTCATCAATAGACAACTGCAAAATATCTTGTAGCGTGTAGAGCTCTCTGCTTATCACAAGAGTAGGTAAGTCACCCGGAGACCTCGCAAGCTGTTGTCTTACTATAGGAATATGTGGTACATAAATATGAGTATCTCCACCGATCCAGTTTGCCTTACGTGGTATCATATTACTTACCTCCGCGAAAATTTGTATCATAGCAGACATGGAGGCTATGTTGAATGGCACACCCAAAAGTGTGTCACAGCTACGTTGATACATGTTCAAGTCCAAATAAAATTTGGGAACATCATTCGTGTCCAGTATCTTCGTGATACCCTCACTAACATTTTGGAGAAGCGTCTCAGTAGGGAAAACAAGTTCTTCATCTGTCATACTTCTCATGTAGGATAACCGTTCTTCAGTAGTCAATGGAGCTACGGTAAACTGGTACAATAAATGGCAAGGAGGGAGAGCCATTTCGGAAAAATCAGCTTTGTTCCAACCATCAATAATATGATAGCGAGAATACGGATTTTCTTGCAGACTTTTTACTACACCCGCAATTTGGTCAACTCCGTTTTGATTTCTCCACTGGTGTCCGTAGACTTTACCCAAGTCACCGAGTTTATAATGAGTAGCTCCGTGGTGTTTTTCCCTCAAGTCAACCCCGATTACATAAGTAGGTAACTTATCTGCGGGAGTGTTGCGGACAGCTTCCACAAATTCTTCACGGTTGTACATACTGAGCGTACCATCTCCGTTATCCTTTAGAATACCATTTTGTTCCAGACCTCCATTGTCCTCGGCAAAAGTTTTGTACCAACCATACGCGTCCTTATTCCAAACGTTCACCTTGTTGTCCACCAAATATTTTATATTGGTGTCGCCACGTAAAAACCAAAGTAGTTCGTGGATAATTCCTTTCCAGAACATTTTTTTCGTGGTAAGCAATGGAAAGCCTTTTCGCAAATCCATTTCAATGTGCCCAAATGAGATACCTTGTGTAGGTGGCATGTTGGCACGTCCACTTTCTTTTACAACACCCTCAGTCAAAATCTTTCTGGCAAGTTTTAAATACTGTTCCATTATGCTTTATTGATTAGTTCGTTTATTTTCTTACTTACATTCTCCGCAGAGTTTACAACATCTTTGGAGGATTTTTCTACCGATTTTTCAAGTCTGTCAAGTGACGTACTGGTAGATCCTAATGCATTAGTGGTTGTCCGCAAAATTCTTTCCAGTGTCGGTAGGCTTTGTTGCATTTTAAGCAATGCTTCACGGAGCTTAATTGTGAACCGTGTATTTGCGACTATAGCGTTATACAACCGCATTTGTGCAAATGCACTGACAGCAAGTAAAAGCACGGCAGAACGAGCGAGAAACAGTATTTCAGCAACTCCTCCATACGGTCGGAACAACCACCAACCGAGACCGCCAACAAATAAAACAAGCAGCCCCCAAGTAAAAATGAAGTCTGCAAATAGTTTGAGTTTTTTCCACATAATTATATGATTGAAAGTGTTTCTGAAAATGGAGCGAGATTTCTCCGAAGTAAATTCTCTTGGTGTTCAACTAGAGTGTTCCCAATGATTGTGGCTAAAAATAGTTTCTTCTCATTGATAAACTTTAGTGAGCACTCCAAGCAATACTCAATCTCATCGTAGCAAGATTGGTTCAACTGACATCCAGTGGACGCCTCACTTACGCGAAACCCCTCTGGTATATCTACATCTTGGTTTACAATAAACCACCAGTTGTACATCTTAAAGTATCCGAACACCATTGTGTCCATCACAGTACCATCAAATTTTCGAACAGTGCCCATCCCTACAATGGGGACGAAATTAAATGTCGACTGTTCTCTCTGGTTCTCCGAGTGTCCCATCTGCCGGTAGTGTTAGTGAATGGTTCATATTAGTAAGGTCGTTCTGGAAAATAATTGTAGTACCCGCAACAACACGTCTACCCTTTACTACCTCCACACCAACCAAATCGTGAAATTTCATATCTGGGTCCTGGAACATTCGAAAAGCAATATCCGAATCTTGTGCATACGATCCAGAGTAAGCGAAGTCATCTTGACCATCAAGCGTTCCCTTACTTGAACCTTTACCAGTTCCCCTTTTCATTTGAGTTGTATTTATAATAGGAACTTTGAATCCTTTCGCCAACCGTTTTAGGTTACGCGTTATAAACACAATTTTTTCCCAACTCTCAGCCATTTTACCTTCCATCAAATACGAGCCGTCAATAAAAACGGCAGCGGGTCTATACAACCCAATCAGTGTAGATAGTTCATCAATAGTTTGACAGCTATACACGATACGTATTTTTGACTTCTCAGTTTTCATGGCATCAAGTCCCTTGTAGTACCTCCGTTGTTGTCGAGAGGTAAGTGTCCCTTTCATAAACGCTTCATAGGGAAGCCCGAATTTCAAGCAGTCAATACGCTCCTTGATTTCTTCTTCCCCCATTTCATTCGTTATAAATAGTATGTCCCCAAAATCATCCCCCAGTTCAGCTCTGCGTTTCAAGACTTGCTCCAACAGAAAAGTAAGGAATACCAGTAGCCACGACTTACCTTGACCAGCTCTACCACCAATAGTGATTAAGTCTTGTTTTCGGTATCCATAGAAAACTGAATCCATATCATCAGCACCCATACTAAGATAGGTTACCCCCAACGATTTCATTCTCTCTTCGTAATCACGTTTACGCAAATCAGAATCTTCGGAGTAAAGAATATCCTTACTTTCGATTGCATCTACTGCGAGTGAGGAAATAACTCCTTGCAGTTCCAAAAGTGTTTCCCTTGGCGCAGCTTTTATACTACGGATAAGTTTGGGGATTTTCTCAGATAGGGTGGCAAAGATAAACCTCTCCTTTACTTCATTCAAGTAATAAGTAGGTCTGGCATCGACACCCTTAATGTCAAGTCCAAATTTTTCGCAAAAAGCTGCAGCACCAATCAACTCTCCATGCTCTCGGAAGTACTCCATTATGAAATGGTGTTGTACAACCTCAGAACCATCGAGCCATTTCTTCTGGATAACTGATAAGATTTTTTGGTCTCCGCGTTTTACACACGCTACCAATAATAGTTCGCCGGTTGTCATTATTTTATACTTCTTAGTGGGGAATAGCTAGGGTGACACTTAAATTCTGGTGACCACTCTCTTAGAGTAGGGAGAACAACCATTCCGCAAAGTGGCACAAGGTCATCACAGTAATAGCAAATCTCCACGTCATCCTCATTAAAGAAGTGGTGGGAGAATGGAATCTTACCGTAACCTCCCATCCCATAATTGCGAACCTCGTGATAGTACCCCCTAACGAATACATCTCCTAAATCGAGAGCTTTTTTTCGTAACTCCTCTGGAATATTGTTTTCTCTGGTCATTGTAATGATCTTATATAGTTACGAGCTTCCCCCAAATCACGAAAAGGTTTACTGAGTTCTTTAGCATGTGTATAGACATCCTCAATAACAGTGACAACAGAGACTCCATACATAGGAGATTCTCCATCAAGACCAGTACCTTCAGACAACTCCGCAGCACCATTTTTTACCTCATAGAAACCTATCGGATAGGGGGTCATAAAGTTGTTACCCTTTAGTACTTTGTGGATAATCTCCCTTGCTTTTTGTGTACTTTCCATTTTATGAGTATTTGTCTTTTATTTTTCGACCAATCACTTTTCTATAATCATCCCCTCGTACTGGTATTGTCATTACTGCCTCACGTAGTAAAGAAGCAATATCCTCCGAAAAAACAGTTCCTACGAATTTGGGTTCTGTATTGGAAGCAAACCATATTGGCTTTTTCATTTGTACCCGAAAACGAATTACGGACTCCATTACCCGTTTTACTAGGTCGGGAAGATACATTGGTTTCCCATCCTTGTCAACGTTTTTACCAAACTCGTCTATGCCCAAAAACTCAACATTGCGTAACACATTATCCAGTTCTTGTTTGTCTTCGTCAGAATACCACGAGGAAGTAAACTTATCCACAATTTCGTCCATGGAGAAAATCCGTACACGATACTGTTTACTAATCAATTCCATAAACGAGGTATTCAGTAAATGACTTTTCCCAGTGCCATTTGCACCCCAAAGGTATACCCCAACACCGTCCTTAACCGCTTCACTGGCTTTGGACAGATATTTTTTAGTGAGTTCCTTTGCACGGTCATCATTGTCATACGACGCCAACGTCTTGCCATGCCAAGCGGATTTTATCCCGCAAGTCAAATAATATGCTCCACGTTTATCCATTAGAATTCCCCCATATCTTCGGAGTCACCCTCACGCATGTAATCTTTACTAGCAGTGTCAGGTTTACTCATTATTCTAAAAACGTCATCTTTCATACATGCTACATTGGTAAGGGTAGGAACACCATTTTTTCTAAACGTATCATAGTCGAGGGTTGCCCTAACCATAATAGCGAACGTGGTGGCCTTATCGTAAGCCTTTAGCATGTTAGTTGTCTGGAAGTACTCAACTTTATTCCGCAATTGATATATCTCACCACCAGTGTACAGCTCGTATAAGTAGCCATGCAGTGTAGTAAAATCAGAGGGGCTCAAATTCTGTACCCCACTAGCAAGTAGGTTATGTGTCTGCTCTTCAATATATCTTCCACGAGATTTTGCAACTGCAGACCTAGATTTTTTGAAATTTCGGATAGCTTTCTCAAGCATTTCAAGTGCCTTATCAGCAATAGAATTTTGCACCTCAAAGGCAAAGAACCGTTTCCCGCGAAATTCCCCTAAGTATACCAGTTCGTCATCCTCTGCATCAAACATCACAAGTCCCTCCTCACCTAGTTCTTTCAATGCTTTACTGTAAGAGCATTTTGTGGAGTCTCCATGTGTCCAATCAGAAAAGGAGTCACACAGTGTTGAGAGGTCGCCCCCAAAGACACCGTGTTTTACTCCTTCCTCTTCATGAGCTACGACATGGGATAGTAACGCCGAATAGATTAAATACCTCAAAGGTATCACTTCACAAATTGGCATGTCTTTTCTTAGTCTTAGTAGAACGTTCATTATTTTGAATCAAGCTCTTTAAGTTGGACCTCTAATTCATCCATAACAATACCCTCGGCAATTTCGATGGTTCTCTCAATCTGGGAAACTTCCTCCTTGGTAGGCAGTATCGGAATTGTAATTCCTACTGTTACCTTAGCACTTTCGTAATTTCCTAAATTCTTTGTTGCAGATTTCTCATAATAAACGGTACATCCCTTATCTCTTAATTCGATGGTTGTTTTTTTGTCAACCTCTGGTGATTTTTTACCGACCTCGGGAGTTACCTCTGGGTCAACTTTTTTGGATTTAATCGGTGGCATACTTTTCCCTCTCCTCATTAAAAAGTTTTACTACTGCGACTATATCATCTCCCTCGGGTCGTCGATTTCCCCGAAAGCGTTCTACTATTGGTACGAGATTTTTAGCCAGCGTTACTGGATAATAACGAACCTCTCCACACATAAGTGGTGCGGTAGGGAATATCTCCAACTTCTCATAGCGTTTCACAGTATCCACAGACTTACCAATAATCTCAGCAAGTCCCGCAACTGTAACTACTCCTACCAGTTTTCCTTTTACGCTAAGAGTAGTGTGTTTACTCCGAACACGTTTTTTACTCATGGTGTCTTGGTTTGACCGCTACACTAAACGCAAACGAATCTGCGGTAGCATAAATTTTGGCAACATCCTCGTCGGTAACCAATTTGTTTTCCCACATACGCTCAAGAACATCCTCACGGATAACCTCAACTGTTTCAATACAGTCTGTGAGTTTCAACTCTTTCAAAATGTCAATCGCTTCGGGTTTCAAAACCTTACTAACGCGCAAAGTGTTCTTCAATATGACATCCTTATCAGCGTAAGGTATCACAGAAACAATACTCCCTTTGACGTCAGAACCATTCTCTTTAAGATAGTCTTCCAGTGATGGACGAATTGCGTTGATCCGAGCATTCAGTTCCTTTACTTGTTGCTTCAGTTGCACATGTTCAATACCTTTCTGAGCAATGACTGTTTCCATCGAAATGGTCTCCATTGGTTCGGGAGCGACTACCTCATTTTTTACTTTTTTCTTTTCTGGCATAAATTTGTGATTTACCTATTGAATATAAAAAAGAGCCAAAAGCGTTATACCCTTGGCTCCGTTTATTACGTTACTATAGGGAATGATTTTTTAGTCTTCCAGTAACTTGATTTTGGTGTTGTTTTCATCAAGAACTTCTTGGGTGTCATCATCGTAGTCGATAGTCACTTTTCCCTTTTTGATTTTACCAACTGTTCCATCGTACCATTCTTCTTGGTCTTCCCAGTAAACTGATACGCGTTGTCCTTCTTCCAAGTCATCAGCTTCCACCAAAACTTCTTCCTTTTTCTTTTTGGTAGCCTTACCCTTTTTAGGTTTGGCAGCGCCGGATAATGCAAGAGCAATTTCTTTGGCAGTTTCATCAATGTCCGAGTCACCATCATCTTCGAATGCAGTAACAAGTGGAGAGATTGCAGAATCCTCAACACCATCAGCTGCGTGTTCCATTAATTTGGTGATTGTTTTCTTTTTGTTCAATTTGCCAGAGTCAAAGTCCTCCAAAATTTCAGCAACGGCAGTAACAACGTCACCAGTTTCTTCGGCAGCTTCTTCAGCAACTTCTTCCTTAACTGCTTTCTTTGCAGTGGGAGCAGCACCACCCTTTTTCTGAGCGTCCAATACGAGTTTACGCAATTTTTTGTTGGTGTTTTTACCTTCAGTGTCATCGGGGTCAATACCGTACCCAGATAGGATTTTTACGATAGCCTTAGCATCCATTTCCATCAAGGCATCTTCGGTGTACACGTCAGAACTTCCTTTAGCGGTTTTTGCTTTTGGGGCTTCAGCTTCCTCTTCTTCCTCATCCTCCACTACTGGGGCGGGAGCAGATTTTTTAGCCGGTTTTTCAGTAACTTCTTTTGATGGGGCAGGCTCAACAGAACCAAAGTCCAACAAATTCATCACTGGCAAAAATAATTTTCCTTCATGTTGAATAGCATCTACTTCAACACCTGCTGCGAATTGTGCAACGATTGTTGCTACGGGTTTAATCTTTCCAGTTTTCATAAGACTAGTCTTTACTTGTTTTTAATTCCCACACTCCGTGAGTGCAAGAGGGTTTCACTTGTGTTTTATAATAATGTAAATATACAATTTAATTTTGAAAGTTCCAAATCACTGGTTAGTAATCTGTTATGTAGTTACAACAACATTGGCTGTTACTATGCAATGCCCACACCCATACATAGTGTATAATTGAGTGCCCGGATTTATACTGGTAAGTTCGAAAGTTTTTCCCTCGGGAATGTTCTCCTCTATCCTCCGCATTACCGTTTCGAAGTTATCGACTCGTAGGACAGTTCCTACTGGTTCATCGAATAACGCCAGATAATCTTCTGTCGGAGATTTTATATCCATTGTAATGATAGCAGCCATACTTATGATTTTATAAATTTGTAAACCGCAAAAGGTTTTCTGTGTAATAAGTAATTAATTCCTTGGGCATACTTTTCAGCCTCCATCTCGTAGCAAGTACGTCTACGGATAAATGACATGTTTATTTTGTGAGGTGGTGTATCCCATAATGTGAGGATTGCTACCCGCAAAAGTTCTACCATGTAAAAAATAGTAGGTACAAACGGAACAACCCAGAGCAACCGTGGTATCCAAAACGATAATACAAGCAAGGGAATACTTATCCACAAATGCAAGTCTCTCTGTTGACGTATGTGTATCCGTTCATGGTTCAGCAACGCAATGGGGTCTTGGGTGGTTGAATACCCTCGGACAAAAAAGAACGGATAGAACGCCCACGCACCATACCAAAGAAACGGTACTACAACTGGAAAGCCATTCTTACAGCAACTCCCGAAAAAGTTTAGGAGTGATGAAAGTGTGGCTGCGATCTGGTGGTCAAACTCATTACCTCTGTTATCAGTAAAAATCTCGTACGAGTTTTTCTTTGTCGGGTTTCGTTGCAGTTTTCTGCGTAGGTTACGTGACTCTCCCATTATGACTCAGTGACGTCTTTAAAGATTATTCCTTTGTCAGCGAGTGCCTGGTCGAACTTCTTCTCCACAATTTCGGAAGCACGGCTTATTTTCTCCATATCCTCGTAGTGCCCAAACAACATAAATGTCATTATCATACTAATAAAGATAAGTAATAAATACCAAGGGCTTCCAAAAGTTCTGGCCGCCAAGAACGGAACAGCCCATAATACGGTAAACATAATCAGCTTAACCGTTTCTCTAAATACTTTCATACGCAGCTATATTTAATTGTTGTTTGATTGAGGTGTAAATATGCAGAATTATTTTGAAAGTTCCAAATCACAAAACTCCTTTTACTGAACGTATATTTATTTCTCCTCTAAACTCACCATTGATGTCCATGAATTTTTTGGCGTTTCTAAAAGTAGCGTACAACATAGGGCACGCGTCCAGTAAGTATAACGCTACTGCGGGTTTTTTTGTTGGGTATAACCGGGAAATTCTACCGATAGCTTGTTCGGTATCTTTTATAGGTAGGTGTATAACCAGTGTATCCAGTCGTTCAACATCCAATCCTTCCTTAGCCAGTTGAGTAACCCCGAAAATTAATCTGCACTCCTCTTGCAAGTACTGTTCCTCTTCGGGGGTTCTCTCCGTGGTTTCAGAGATAATCAACATTGGTCTATACTTAGCGAAATACTTGTGCAATGATTTAAGGACATCCTTTCTCTTCGATAAGAATAAAATAGTTCTCCCACTGTCAAGAGCAGTTTGTATAATCTGGACCGCTATCTTGCGTCTGCCAGCATGTTCATTCAAATATGACTCCACTGTTGTGTACTGTAATGAAGCAGCTCTACTTATGCCGGTGGATATTTCCCGAAAATTTGTCTTATTGATTTCCCCAGTTTCAAGACCGTTCTCAACTAATTTCTGAAAATTCGGTTTGAACACTAGGGAGCTTTTGGTCTCCTTATACTCAATACCATGCTTATCCATGAATGCAGTAAGTTTCTCGTGGGGACGATTTTTTGTAAGAACGCCCGGTACCTCGACTCCAGTACGTACAGCGTAAATAGCGGGTCTGGGAAATTGGTTCTTCATTTTCAGATGTTCTCCGAAATGAAATTTCAGTATTCTATGTACACCATCAGCTCTTCGGAAAGTAGCAGTCAGTGCGGTTCTATACATTGCGGGAAGTTCTGATAAAACTGGTAGGTAAGACTCAGCACCAATTCTGTGGGCTTCATCAAGTATGACGTGGCCAACATTCTGGGTAAGTTTTTCGGGGAGAGTTCTCAGATTAAACAAGTCCATAACGATAATAGTAAAATCGTTGTCTACTGGAATATTCTTATCGGAGGAGGATAAAATGTGGGTTGTAGCAGTAGTATTCCGTTTGATAGAAGCAACCCATTGTTTAGCCAAAAAGTAAGTTGGGACTAAAACGATAGTCTGTACCTGACGTTTATGAGAGAGCCAAATACCAAAAACTGTATTATGGGTAACCGTTCCATCATGGAGACAATAACGGTGGTTACCATCCAGTACAAAACCGTAATACTGACCCACTCCCATAGACTCGGCAGATATTCCAGTAGTATTTCGGTCTTTATTGATTTGTCGAATAGGTATTTGCTTCCGAAATAGTCTAGTAGGAATATCTTCGGTGTAGTTACTGATGAAGCATCTCCAGTAGGAGCTACCTTTTACTATTTTCTCTACGAGTTTACAACGGAACCCTAACGTCCAGCACAGATGTTGAATTTGTTCAGAGAGTTCTTTTCTTTTTTGAGTTATCTCAATAGTACCAACACCAACGTGTCCATCGGTGTCAATTAGCCCGGCAAGTAACTGTAGTCTGTTTTCTCTAGTATTGTGTAGAAAATCTTCGGGAATATGTTTATTCTGAAAAAGGTTGTAATAGTAGAAAGTGTCTCTGAGCTGACTGGTTTGCCTAATGCTAGAACGTCCATTGGTTAGGTGGTACGTGTTAGCTTTAGTAGTTCGTACACCCTTCTTCCATTGTTGAGCCTTTCTAATATGTAGCCCATAGAAAGAAGCCACCTCATTGTAATAATGAATAAGGCGTCTGTCGTTATTGTGATTAGTAAAGGAGAGAGTCCGAGAACTCCCATCACCAAGCCACAGTCCTAAAAGGTAGGGAGGTAACATGAGAGGTTTTTCAGAAAATTCAAGGGGAACGTTATATCCGTAATGACCATTGCGGAAATTTTTAGAGGAGGCCAAGTACGTCTCAAGGGGCATATCGAACACCTCATTGTAGTGATCCTTTTCAAACTTTGTAGCTTTATCGCATCTACCTGACCAAGGTCTGTAACGTAACGATAAGATGTGAGACCTATTAACTACATAGTCCTCACCGTTTTTTTGGATAATTTTGAAGAGTTCTTCTTCGCCGGTTGCAAGGGACAGAACTTTTCTGGGGGTAGAGTCATCTCCCATTAGTAAGTCACCAACGACAATATCTTCCACCAATTTGACGCTACCATCAAACATGAGTATCTTCGTGCCCTTACCATGGCATTTACCATGCCCACATGGTTGTTCAATTAGTAAGCCAGTACTGTTTTCGATGGCATCCTCGTTCAGAGAATAAAACTCTTCTTGATACTTTCGAAGTTTTATTCCGCAAGAGTATTTTGTTTTTCTACCAGTAACAACAGCGTCCATAACTTTAGGTTCACCGAAATAGTAACGAGGTAAGCAATAAACACTACTGGACTCTTTCACTAAATAGCAAAGGTGGGTATCTATTTTTTTATAGAACCTCCCCTTGCCAAACTTAGTTGCGTTTATGTACTCTGGATTTGGTAGCGTTAAACTCTCTTGAACTTTTTCAAGTGTGGTAGAAAATTTTGCGAGTTCTCTTTCGGTAACGTGTAAATTACTGTCTACATTCATACTGGGTTCTGTTGGTTGTTCTCAGCTACACCTCGGCAATAATGTCTATCATATTAAATAATATATAAGAATAATATAATATAATATATAATCATTATTGTCCGTTCGTTGCTTGAAGCCTTTTATACTTTTTTGTGAATTGCACTCTTTTTGCTCTACGGAAATTGGTAACCTCAAATGTTCTTTTCATCCTCTACTGGTTTCGTTTTAATTAATCAAAGAGTGAATATACATAAAACTTTTGAAAGTTCCAAATACTTTATACAGTACTATTAATCAGACACTTATAGTTTTAAAATAGCATACTCTATTGTCAAGTCTTGTACATCACCATTCGAGACATCGTACATTTTAATCTTAAAGCTAGTCTGTGTATACACACCAGTGCCAAAGGCATAAATCATATCATTATCATTAATAGGGCTTCTATTTGACTTTATATTCACCATGACTATATAGCTGGTAGTTCCTAAGTCGGGAAACGTAATGGTAACCGTTTGGGGGCTTGGGTTAATATCTCCTAGTGCATACGAACCTGCGTAGAGTATAGGGTGTGCAATAAGGGTATCCACGTACCCTTTATTTACCGCCTGCCCACTAGTTGTGGGTGTGGGTACTATTGGAGACTGAGAAAAAGTTTTTACTCCTGCTACCGTTTGGTCCCCATCAAGTAGCATTACCTTAGTTCTAATTGCAAACACAGTCGGAACCATTATGTCCAAAGAACCCTGCACTTCATCACCTACTGCAATGAAATGGTCAATCCTAGAAGTGTATGTAACCATATCCGCTAGTGCCAAATCTTGTTGGGCATCTTTGATAGTTTGTTTCTCAAAATTACGGGCAATTTTCCACAAGGATTTTCTTATTGACTCCGATGGGTGTAACGCCTCTTTTACTGTATCAAAAGGGACAACAGTGTAGGGGTTCTTACCAATAGGGAAGCTCAAAACATTTTCGGAAATTCCCGCTTGCTTATCATCGTAAGAGTTTATAAAAGAAGAAACTACCACTGCATAAAGAGTAGCTGAACCAGTATATCCTTTTACCATTTCAATCCTACCAATGGCACAAATAAACACCTTATCTGCCGGTGCATTATTAGTAGGAGCATTAGTGCTGATAACGATTTCCTCATCTGATAAAACGTAATGTTCAGCTGCCGGTAACACAGAACCATCCTCAAATTTAGCCCCCGAAATTAGGTGGGCAGAAGTGTCTGTATCTTTGGTAACAAGAGTCTGTTTGGCAAAAATAGACACAAACAGCTTATCAGTTAGTTGGGCTGTGTGATTTATTGTAGCCCCTGGAATAGTAATCTCACATCCCTTTACCTGCAGAACCATTCCTCCAACAGTGATGCCGTTGAACACGACAGACCCGGAGCTATCCACCATCCCCTTGGTACCATCCCAGTTCTCCGTAGAAAACGTAATTAGCCCACCAATACCACTAACAAAAGAGGCTTGTTGAACTTCACTAATTGACTGCTCAATTATGGCAAACTGCCTGTTTAAATCTGGGGCAGTAACAATACTGGGAGCTGATCCAAAAATAGCACGGAGGATTTTTTGAGCCTCATTGTAGGGCTTGTTCAGAATATTACTCATACAAAGTCTGTATTTAAAAGTTCGTGAAAAAAGTAGTTATTTCTATTGGAATAATTGATAGTAATCTCCTTATTGGGGGAGAAATAAAGCTGTTCACCTATTGTAGAATTAATGTAATCAATGATTGCAGTCTCTTCTGGGTCAGTAGGAGCATCTTCGGAAAAGTAGTACCCTCCAGAAGTTACGATAGCTTGGTAAGTACCTTTAATGTACCTACTGGCAACAGCTATTGTGAGAAAAATCTTAGGGTTTATCTCAGCGTTATTACCAACTAAATAATTCTTAGAATCCTCACTATTACCAACGATAGTTCCACTGGTAGGAGAGTTCAAAAGAAATATACCCGAGTTGGAGTAGAACAGAGAGTCATCCACAGACACCTCCCCTAGTGAAAGCACACTACAATAAAACTCAATACCTTTTTTACTCCCCTTTATACTTGTAACAGTATTCAGATTGAGCAAAAATTGTTGCATGACTGCCAAAGGAATCTCAAAGGGGAAGTCCACAACACCGTAGTTCTCAAGGTCTTTTATAAGCCACTTTTTATCGGTACAGATAGCTGCGTTATGTATTCGGTGGGCTTTAGTGATAGCCAAAAACTCGGTGCTTTGTACTGCATCGAGGACATCCACAAATTTGGACGTATTTAGGCTCTCCAGAACCTTTTCGGGTATGTTATCTCTAATAGACATTGACTCTAACAATTAGCTCTCCAGAGAGAATTTTTTTGAATATAGAAGTAGCCGGTAAGGTAAAATCTGGAAGAATGGCCTCTGACCCACCAACAACGAGTTTAAAAGAAACACTCTGAATGCTCTTTATAGAGTTTCTCAGCAGAACATCCAAAGAGTTTTTACTGAATGCATCACCGTAGCCTGCTTTAATCAATGGAGTAGTCAAATCCTCCATAACTTGTCTAGCTGAAGCGGAAACAAGATTTGTATCCACCCCCTTGGAGACAATTATGTCCAATACAATGGCACTCGCTGATGGATTTGCAGCTGTAACAATAGATATGTAGTTATTTGCTGCATTCTCTACCGTGTAACCTGCTAATATGTAAGGCTCGAAGTTCTCCACAATAGAAGCCCTCTCAAGTAATGTCA